TCCTTATAATATAAAGGGAGGCGATGACCGCCTCCCCCGAAAAGTTTAACAATTTAGTTAGCTAGAATTAACCAGCTTCAACTGTTACTGCGTATGAATACTTAGTAGCATCCAGAGCGCTGCTTGAGTTTGTGGTCAGTGCTTTAAAGTCAATACGTGTTGACATGTACATTGCAGTGACCTGCTGGCGTGGTTCGTATTCACTCTCGATCTCGATACCACGACGTTCTGCGATCATAAAGCCAGGCTTATAGAGCAGGACACCAATGTCGTTACCAGTGGTACCAACGTTGTCCAAGAACTCGGTGATTGCAATTGGAATACCGTATACGGCACCAACTGAACCTGTCAGATATGTTGCATTTGGACCAAACTTATCAACAGTCTGGAAGTCTGAAGTTGTTACAAGGTTATTGTAACCTTCGATTGATGTCAGATACACCAGGTCATTACCCAGCTGAAGACCATACTTGCCAAGCTTTGTACGAGCAGCTGCGATGTCTGATGGATCAGCCTTATCGTTTGCAGAACCAGTGTCTACAGTCAGGCCAGCACCTACGTCATCAGTCAAGTTAGTGATACCTTCAATAACTGATCCGTAACCTGTACCTGCAGTGATAGCATTAGTTGGTGACTGTGTAAAGCTTGTCAGTGCACCGGTACCACGAAGGATTGACTTATCAATTGCACGAGCAAGACGACGAGTTGCTGCAGCACGCAGGAAGTCGAGCAGAGGAAGAACTGTATCTTCTTCTTCGTCTTTGGCCAAGTGAGTTGTAGCCATGAACTTATGTGGTGTGAAGTCTACAGATGAGATTGTGTTCTGGTTTGAAGTAGGAACACGAGTAACATCAGCAATACCTGTGGCAAAAGTGCCAGAAGCAAACTGTGCTACATCACCGTCTGTATCTTCGTCTGCAACTGGTACGCGGAAAGTCTTCGCGTCAACTGCAAGGCGGTTGAACAGAGGAGCAACAACGAGCTGCTGTTCCATCTCTGTATAGATGTTGCTTGAGAAATTGCTGAGGAACTGATCAACAGTTGTAACAGCTTTCATACGTGCACCCATTTTTGTATCAAAAACGTCACGCTTGTTAAGAAGTTTCGCTACTAGAACTGCGTTTGCCATGTCCTTTTCAGAAAACTGCTGCTGAGTGCGTGAGCTTTCCTGATAGGCCATTTTAGAACGCTGAAGTGCTGCGATCTCTTCCTGATATTTTTTCATCTGAGCTTGCATTTCTGCAACCTTTTCAGATTCTTGTGGGGTATATGCAGATGGTGCATCACCCTTAACCAACATTTGCTGGTCTGCTGCCTCTGCCTCTTGCATAATTGCTTCACCAGTTTTTTCTACCAGTTCGGCTACTTGAGGTTCTGACACTTGTGCTACCGGAGCAGCTTCTTTTTTGATCTCTTCCACGGCTTTCTTTTCAGATGCGCCTGTGTCGAGAACGATTGGTGTATCAACGACTTGCTCAGCCATTTCTTTCTCCTTTGTAGATTCGATGTGAAGCTCCTGAGACTGATCAACAGATCCTTCGTCTTCACTAGCTTTAGTTTCGATTTTTTCGACTTGTGAAATTTCGTCTGCGTTCACATTAAGAACATTATCACAGTCATTGCCTTTTGCGTCAACCTCTAAAAATTTATAGATTGGGCTTTGGCCTGTAGCGAGTTTAGTTACTCTAAACATTTTTTCGTTATAGTTTACTAAATCACCATGTTGAAGTGAGTTTGCGTCTTCGGAAAGCAAGTTAACAAATGGGATAGACTCATCAGCGTCGCGAACATTTAATTCTTCTTCTTCATCTTTCTCCATATCCTCAACTACTTCCTCGGTTTCAGCTTTGACTTCAATCTCTTCGGCTTTAGTTTCAACTTCTGCCGATTCCTTTTCAGTTGTAGTTTCCTCAACCTCAGTTTCAATTTCTTCGGCTTTAGTTTCCACAACATCCTCAGATTTTGAGTTATTCATTGCTTCCTCCTCGGATGGAGACATTGGACGTTCGTTAACAACCTCGCCCTCCTCCATGTCATGAATTGGAACACCCATCATTGTGATCTCGTGTGTATGGCCTTCGGCCTCTAACACAACACCTCCAACGATCTTATGAGCATGATTAGACATATGAGATGCGTATGTGGTAACACCATTACCATTTTCGTCCATTTCGACGGTATGATAGTGGCCCATGCTCATATCGGTGACTCCAGCTTTAATCTTACGCATCATCTTAATTTCTTCTGCATCAGCTTCTTTAAGAGATTTTTTGAACTCTTCGTATTCAGAATCATTCTCAAATGACTTACGAATTGAGAATAGTGATTCTTGATTACAAGGAACTGAAACGACTGAGATTTCTAACAGTTCGACATCAGTAATAAGCATAGAATCGTCTTCACGATTATACTTACCGTCTTTTACTCTAAAACCTACTGAAAAGCTTTTTAAAGCCCCATCTTTAATCAAGGTTTGAACACCGTGATTTTTTTCAGCTGCTTCTGAGACAGCGGCTTCTACAAAAATGCCTTTGCGATCTACTCTAATGTTTTCAACACGTCCAATAGGATTATCGTGTTTATGCTGGTAAAGTAGTACAGGATTTTTTCTGTAGTTGTCAACACCTTTAGCCCAAGCTTCTGCTGTAACAATGTCGTTAGAGCGGTCTTTTGCTGTAGTATTGGCATAACCAGCAATCTTTAAAGATTTTGACTTTTTACTGATTGCTTTAGTCTCGAAAGAACTGTTGAGATAAAAAGTTTTATTCATTAGTTTCTTCCTCGTTTTCATTTAGTGTTTCCCCTGGAAGGGGTCTTCCACCTTGGGTAGGGTCTGTAGCACTACCTGTAATGTTTTGTGGTATTCTTATGGTATCATTATTTTCAAGTTTTGGAAATCTTAATCCCTCACGAGCTTCATTTGGGGTAATAATTCCTGTATTAACCAGAGTTGAGTAATAGATTGCCTGTGTTCTATTGTCTGGTTGAAGAGCTGGAACTTGAAGTCGATCTGGTCTAATAGTAACACCGTTATTAAAAAAGTGAGCAAAAGCAGAACAGAACTGAGTCAGCATTGGTACTACTGTGTGTAAATAGAATAATTTCTGATTAGCGTCAATATTAGCATTGTTCCCAGACTTTAAAAGTACATAAGGAACACCAATAGCTTTCGCCATATCTTGCTGAATACGTTCAATTGAGTTTTCAAAATCAAGTTGTTCAAATGACTTTGTTGAAAACTCATCAATTTTTAGTCCCCCGTCTAGAATGGCAGGATTACGAGCACCATCAAAAATAGTTGTGTAGGTAGATCTCCATGCTTCTAATAGTCTTTGCTTAACACGTTGAGATAAAATTGAATCAGTAGTTAAAACAAAACCAGGAACGGCATTATTCTTAAAGAACTGACGTTGAAACTTGAGCATGTAATGGTAAAGTTCCATCAGCTTAAGCAGAGGTTTAAGTTTTGAAGTGCCTCTAAAAATAGATTGATCATTCTCAGCCATTACGTGAATAATTTCATGAGGCGCAAATTGAATAGACTCAGCCTTTCTAGACTGATTTCCTCTATTAAATCCAAATATATCTGATGATTGTTGGTTAGTGACTAAATAATTATAGTGAGAAACAAAAGTACGCTCATCTGGAACAACTTCAACGTCGTTAGCAGGAAGTACGTACAAATCATTTCCATCATAATAAAAGAAAGCATTACCGTCTAAGATAAAGTCTAAAAAAGCACGCCTAAAAAGTCTTACTCTATCTTCAAATGGATTTGGTTTTACGTTTAGTATACGATTTACTTTTTTTGCTGGTGAGGATCCTTCAACAATTAAGGGAATTTCTATACAAGCATTAATAATCATCTCTACAGAGCGATGAACTACTTCAATCTCTCTATATGCTTGTTCAAAGTCTACAATTGTTTCAGGAGATGCAAACGGCTCTAAAGAAGCGATAGATGGTTGAGCAGGGTTAAGTTTAAGTCTATCAGCTGCCCACTTCCTAAAACCTTTTAATTCTTCATATTCCGCCATGTTTTGCCTTTTGTATTTCTAGCCAGTTTTTAATTTTAGGTGCTAGATAATTTGAGTATGTTTGACCATATAAGTTGTGAAGTTGTTTATGGTGAATAGAACATAGTGTATAAAGATTTTCGTGACTTAGTTGATCTTTGCAATCTTCTGCAAACTTTACTCTTAGGTCTTTAATCTCATCCACACTTGATATTTCATTTATTTTGTTCGTTTCGCGCCACCTTTTGAAAAGTTCGCTTACGCTAAATAAATGATGAAGCTCTAAAAACTCAGTGCTGTCGCAGACAAAACACTTATCACGAAGTTTATAGTCTTTTTTAATAAAATCTCTAATATATTTTATTGGTAATCTTTTTAACTCACTCATAATACGATATTTTCACTCTGCTACCAAGTTAAATTTTTAAATTTTTCGACTACCTTCCATCTCATCGAAAAATGGTCGGGATCTTTGTTTAAGCCCACATCACCTTCAGGTAAATTTAAGACTTTTGCAGGAACTGTTCTCATCCAACATCCTGTATACTTTTTAAGCAAATAACTTACTATTATATCATCACCGCGTTCAGGATAGCCGATTTTTTCTAAATGAGATTGTATTGTATCCAGCTTATCTTGACGTACCATTATAGCAGATCCTACTAGAAAATCATTCTCTGCACTAACGCACCAGTTGTCTTTGAGATCTTCATACTGTGTAGCTGTAGAAACACCTGACTTACCATAGATTCCAATTATAGTCTGTCTTTTTTTACGCATCTTCATTATAGATTGTGTATCAATCAAAATGTCATCATCTAGAATTAATTTATACCGTTCAGGATATTCAAAACATCTTAGCCAACGTTCCATGCAATAATAGTTTTTGTCATTATTAATAACATCAACCGGTTGTCCTACATAAGGAAATGGATCATTAGAATTATTATTTATAACTGTTATCGGAAAATATTCTTTATAAGCATTAATTATTGTATGAACATTTGCAGGTCTTTTATAATTAAGAACCATAATTCGTATATCAAGCATAGATAGAAATATTACTCATCTTTGAATGTGTATAAATAGCATATCTTACAGCATCGCACGGGTGTGAAGTCCAATCATGGATTGGTTTTGGAGTTTCTGTGTTTGGATTCCAACGATAAGAACTCATGGCTGAAAAAGTATGCATACCTCCTAACAAATCAAAATAAAGATTGTCATTCTCAATTAATACTTGAATATAACTTATTCCATCATTAACAGACTTTACAGCATTTTCACAATAAATATCATAATCATAAGCAAAGTCAGCTTTTACCTGTTGAGCAGCTGAGTCTATATAAATGGTATCAATAGACCACTCATCTACTTTTTCTTGAATTGCAGCTGCTAACTCTGAAGTGGTAGATTCTTTAGATACATACTCATCTATAATATAGTAAGACTGACCGTCAAAACCAATAACTACAAAAACATTCTCATCACGGTAGCCAACATCAAGACCGCCAATAACTTCTGAAAAACGTTCGCCTACATATTCTCCAATATGTTTATTTTCGTCTAGAGCTTCATAAATCTGTGACTCAGTTGTTGTCCATTCACACTCATACTCTTGAGCAAACAAAGCTTTAGATACTGCCTTTTTTGCTTCTTGAATATCTTTTTCAGAAAGAAGAGGATTAGATCTCCAGGTAAAAAGAGCAGCACCCCATTCAGGATATTCTTGATCTTGTCCACGAAGATAGTAGTTGTACAAGTAGTTGCCTTTACCACGAGGAGTAGAGATCCATAAACAACGAGAGTCTTTAAATGTAGAAAGTGCAGGACGTAGATCACGAGTAAAATATTCATCATTAGGAATAATAGCTGCTTCGTCTACGATAAGTAGATTAGCAGCACGACCTACTAAAGAGTCACGATTATTAGCAGAGAGAAGCCTAAACACGGACCCATTGATTAATCTAACTACTTTGTCTTTTTGATTAAAGCGGTCTACTTCAATCTCAAGTTGTTTAATCAAATCTGTTACATAATCCCAGATAATGGAAGAAAGAGAGAAGTTAGGAGCAACAACCATTACCTGTTGACCAGGTTCAAGAAGTTTTGCAAAGGCTAAAATAGCAGCTGCATAAGATTTACCAGTACGGCGTGCGGCAATATGGACAAAAAAGCGATTCTCGTTTAACCCTTCGATCATCGCTTTTTGAGACTCATTAAATTCAACTGGTCTAGGAAGTTTAGTTAGGAGTTTATCTACATTAAGACGAAAAAACTTATCACTCATTTAGGTAACATATTAATTATCATTGCTATAAAAGCTGCTATACCAGCTACTGCACCGCCTACCCAAAGAAGAGTTTTTAATGAAGTCCTACCTTGATTTGCCAACTCACTTACTTCATTAAGTTTAAGATGAACTGTCTTTAACTCATCTTTTAAATCTTGCATAGTAGCGATAATCTGTGCGTAACGCTCTTCACATACAGCTTCATGAGCTGAGATATTAGCTTTATTAGACTGAGAACGTTCATGTAGCGTCTCAATATCGTTTTGTATCTGATCTAATTCTCTAGTATCTTCAGCCATAGTAGCACCTTATATTTTGATCATAAAGTTAACAGCACAAGAAGGAAGAGTAGTATTAACTGTAAAGGCATCAACAGAAAGAGCCGGTATCGAATGTGTATGGCCTGTAGCGTTTACAGAGGTAACAGCTGAAGACTGTGAGGAGTCTTTTGCTGATGTTGCAAATGTACCATTTACTACGCTTAGTGTAGCTGACGTTGATCCAGTAGTGTTAGTTGCAGTAGTAACACCTGTTTTAGATGCAGAGGTCATCACAGAAGACGCAGCTAACGCTCCTGCAGTCACTGATCCAAGAGAGTTATTAGTGCCTGCACCTATAGAGGCGCGATCCCTAAAATCTGGAACATTAAAAGTTGAGGATCCATCACCTACACCGAAAGTAGTACTAATAGCAGCAAAAAGTCTAGCATAGGTTGTACGACTAACAGCTTGATCGTTGCAAGCTAAATAGCCTGTAGGAATAGAACTTCCTCCAAAAGCTACAACGGTACCAGCAGGTACAAGCTCTATACCACCAGCAGTTGATCCATCGTGTAGAATAAGGGCATCGGTATCTGTATCAATAGTGACCTCACCGACAGCTCCTGTAAATCCATTATTTTGAGACGTGGTTCCTCGTCTAAATTGTAATTGAGTTGGCATTTCTCATCTCCTATTAATTAAGTTATAAAGCACCCAAATCTTCTGTATCGACTGAGCCACTTGGAAGAATAAGCATATCAAACGTTGTTAAACCTCCAATTACTTGTCCAAAAGCATCAGTAGAAACGTTGGCAGCATCTAACAATCCGTAATCACCAGTTGGAAAAACAGTAGCAGTAGAACCTACTGACTGTCCTGACCCATCTGGAAAAATTAGCTGACCTGAAGTAATTCTTAAATTACCTGCTACTACTAAGGTATCAGTGGCAGCAGGGTTTGTATTACCGCCAATAGCGGCTGTTTTACCTACAAAAACATTATCAGATATATCAGCATTACCAGTAACAATTAAGGTATTTGTAGCATTTGTTCCAACAGCTAAATTACCTGTAACATCCATGCTATAAGTAATTGTATTCATTGTTACAGCAATATTATCAGCTGATAAATATCTTGCAAAGTGGTACGAACCGCCTGTATTAAATGTACCATCGCCTATCTGATTAAAAACTGCATTAGTTGGTGGATATGTTACAATTCTAACCCTATTAGCTCCACTTTCAGTATTACCAAAAATAGATTGACCATTAGAAGTAACACCACCGTCAAGTACAGTATCTTGTCCTACATAAAGGTTACCTGTAGCAGATCCGTCACCGATAGTAACAGTACCATTAGCTGCAGCACCAAGCACATCTCTAGTGTCAATGCCTAGACCGCCCATATATTGTGATACTTTAGTGCTCATTTTTTACCTTTCAAAGTCATATACTAGAGTATATCAAATTTTTTTGTGTAGACCAAACTTTTATGTTAAAGCGCCCAAGTCCTCTGTGTCTAAAGTGCCTGAAGGATCTGTTCTCATATCGAAAGTAGTTAAACCAGCAACAGCAACACCAAAAGAGTCTGTAGAAGAATTAGCTGCATCTAATAAGCCATAATCACCTGTTGGGAATGCTCCAGCAGATGCGATACCAGAAATCCCTGCAGCTAGCGCAGCTGCGTTAGCTACAGTTGAGAAAGTTGAGTTAGCATAAGTGCCAAAAGCATCTGATCTTGTTGTTATGGAAGCAACATTATCTTGTACTACATCAATGTTAGCATTAAGTTGGGTATAAGTAGCTGATACATTAGATTTAGTATCTAAATTAGTGTTAGCGTAAGTACCAAAGTTGTCTACAGTTGTAGTTAGAGATGAGACGTTGTCTTGTACTACATCAATATTAGCGTTAAGTTGGGTATAGTTAGCTGTAACATTATCATTAGTAATATCTAAGTTAGCATTGAGTCTAGTTTCAGTACCAGTAGCTGTATCTACTGTACTTAAAGTTGCAATATCAGAGGCTAAAGCAGCTGCATTAGAATTAGCATAAGTACCAAAGTTATCGACAGTTGTAGTTAAGGTTGCAACATTATCTTGTACTACATCAACATTTGCATTTATTAGTGTATAAGTAATAAAATCATTAGAGTAGGCAGAGAAAAGAGTTGCAGAATCATTAGCCTGTAGCTCTACTTCTTGTGAGTATACAGCAGATGCTGAAATACCTCCAGAATAGATATTAGCAATATTTGTGCCGCCTATAGAAAATCCAATATTACTTTCTGGAAAGTATACCCCTGTAGAACGATCATCTGTATCATATAATGCTGTATGTGTTACTGTATGAGCACCTTCAGTACCGAAGGAATTAGCATGAGCATCTACGTAAGCAATAGGATAATGAGAAACGTTATCTGCTGGTGCATCAGTGAAAATAAAGTCAATGTGATCGCCATATGCAGCAAAACCAAAGAATACATTAGCATCTTGTCCACGATTAATTAAGATACCTGAATCTGCTGTTAAGGGTTGTGCTGCAGTAAGATTAGCAGCTAAGAGTAGAGTTGTATCATCAACCTGAGCTGACGTAACTCCCAAGTCTACTTGTGCACCTGTAATAATTAAGTTACCTTGTACTGTTACCTGATCTTGGAAAGTAACTTCGCCTGTAAATGGTGTTGTGCCGTCAATGATTGAAGCAACATTATCCTGTACTACATCTAGGTTAGCGTTTAGTTGTAAATAGGTTGCTGATACATTCGCCTTTGTATCAAAGTTAGTATTACCATAAGTTCCATAGTTATCTACAGTTGTAGTAAGAGTTGCTACATTGTCTTGAACTACATCTAGGTTAGCGTTCAGCTGTAGATAGGTTGCAGAGACATTTGCTTTTGTGTCTAAATTAGTGTTAGCATAGGTTCCAAAGTTATCAACAGTTGTAGTAAGAGTTGCCACATTGTCCTGTACTACATCAAGATTAGCGGTCAACTGTAAATAGGTAGCAGACGCGTTAGCCTTTGTGTCTAAGTTTGTATTAGCGTAAGTTCCAAAATTATCAACTGTGGTAGTAAGAGAGGTAACATTATCATTTGTTATGTCAAGATTAGCATTTAGACGAGCTTCAGTTCCTGCAGCTGTATCAACTGAGATACCAGCAATTCCAGCAGCTAGATCAGCTGTATTAGACTCAAGAGAGACAACATTTGCAGTAAGATTGGAAACACCAGATACAGCAGCTGTAGAAAGATTACCTTGCTCTCCTGAAGCACCTGTTATAGTAATTGTCTCACCGCCTGTATCGGAAATGGTGAGTGCGCCTAGTTTTAAAGAGTTTGGACCGATATATACTTCTTGCCAAACAGCTTCAGGAGATCCAAGTGAATAGATATTATTAGACCCTGGAAGTATATTAGCTGTGGCAGAAATTGTGTGTTGATTGGAAGTAAAGCCTTCTGTATTAGACCCAACAGATGCTACGTTATCTTGTACCGAGTCAACATTTGCGAGAATTGTATTTACTGAAGTTTCAAGTGAATCAACATTAGAGGAAACTGTATTAATATTAGAAGTAGCAATTGTATCTACCGCTGCACGAAGGTTTGCAACTGTAATCTTTTTCGACTCAGGAACTGAAATATCATCAATGATAAATACGTCATCAACTGCTACGTCGCCTGCAGCAAGATTGGTGAGTGCGGTAATTTTTACATTAGCCATTAAGAACTCGCTGTTTCAATAAATTGATCGTTCTGCGTTGTCAAGAAATCACCAGTTTGCAAAAGAATGAGTTGAGCTGGCGGTTCTTGAAGTGCTAGAAAATCTCCATTTTGAAGTATTATATTATCTCCAGCTTGACTTAGCAATAAATCTTGTGCAACATCCTCTATTTGGACAATGCGACGAACTGTCGAGATTGCAAGACGTAGAGCTAACCCTAACATTAGGCTCTCTCAGAAATATAGAGAATGCCGTCAGCTGTAGCACCTATCACAGTGACAAACTTATCATTGTCAGCGGCATCATTTTCAAATCCTAAAGATATGTCATAAGGAATTGACGCTGGAATAAAATGAGCATTTTGAGTGTTAGGAATGATAGTTTGAACACCATGTGTTTCTATAAAGGCATCTTGAGTTGTATAAAGGGTAACAACACGAACTGAAGAAGATATTTGTTGTGAAGTGTTAGAGGTTGAAGTAGTAAAAGGAACCTGTTGTCCTCCATAGTTACGAAGTCCTAAAACTGGAATAGGACTATTACCATCATCTCTTGGTTGTTTACTCATCGATGCTCCTTATCTTATTTTTAATTATATAGTTCATATGCTCAAACACAGCTTTGTTGCCTTCGCTAGTAAAATGACAGCCTGTAAATGTATAGTTGCCTTGTTCATACTCATTCTCATGCAACTGTTTGATATGCCATTCATTATATAAAACGAAAGGCTGCCAATCAACACCCTTAACATTTCTATATACCCTAAAAGGTGACCAACAATATACCATCTTAGTCTTAATTATCTTCAGTGCAAACTTACCGGAAAACTCTCCACGGCTAGGAGGTGTTAGCGATACTAGTGCTCGGTCCCAAGTAGAGGTGCTTATCAATTGGTTGTAAACGTCTTCGTTAGACGCTCCAGCCATTCCTATACACTTCACATCATATAATTGACTTAATTGATCTATCCATGTGTTATTGGGTTTATGGCCATTTATTATACACCGATTATCAGAGTATGAGTCACCACATACAAGTATTCTTGCCATTAAGGCAAATCCACGTAATACGGGTCTTCAACGCCTCTATACTTTTTTTCAGGCTCCCAGTCGTGTCCGAATCTTTGTTTCCAAGTTTCATATTCATCATTGTATAACGTTTTGTGTGGTTTGCCCATCTCAATTTTGTATATTCTTGTGCCGTCTCCATCGTACTCCCAGTCACGATCTGCAGGGTCGAGGGACTGTATATTGATGCTGGTTGTTGTCATCTAGCTCTCCAATACAAGCGCGAAGCGCTTGCGAAAAAATTATCGCTCACCCCACGTGGGGATGCGGGCGCGGAACCATCG